AAATAATCAAAGTTATCCCAACACCAATTACCCACGTTTACCCATTCCTGTTCTTTGACTGATATAGTTACAGACGGCTTATGTTCACACCAATGGACAGCATAGGTTTTCCACATCTCCAACTGTTCAATTGCAGACATGCTAGTTCTAAACACAGCATCTTTCGCTGCCTTCATTGGAAAAGAAAACACGGTTGTATGTTCAGGCTTCATCACATCAGGCTCATTCGGTATGCCTTGTGACTTCATAAACTCTGTAAGTGGATCTTTATTATCCCCCCGGACTGTTCTTATGTAATACGGATTGTGTCTAGCGTGTATACCACTAGCACTATCTACTAACTGACTGACTGTACCGGAAGGTTTAACACAAGTGATTGCTGTAGATTGAGGTATACCAAGTGTGCTTGCCCATTCTTTGTTTACAGCTACAGCTTTCTCTCTCAGCTTGTCCAATCTATCTGCTAATGTAGTAAATTTAGAATCATTTTTATTTAGTAGAGGACTATCCATAATACCTGTAAGTGACACACCAAGCAACCTCTCTTCTTCTGTATTATCCTGCCATCTCTTACGCAAGTAACCAAAGTTTGTAAGTGTTGCCTGCATAGTACCAAGTATCGTAGCTATTTCTACTTTATCCAACAGTGTATTCATGCTGTCTGTAGGTCTTACCACGACTTCCGTCAAGTTACAAAACTGATTAGGTCTAAGTATAATCTCTGAACAAGGGTTCGTACCGAAATCCCAATCTGCATTACGTCTACCATTCTGTCTAGCTTTCTCCTGTGCAGACACTCTGTTGAAGATACCTCTCTCACCAGACTTACTCTCATACAAAGACAGCCATTCTTTCATGAAGATACCAGCATCAGGTTTTTCTGTATAGGCTACAGAGTTGTTGGCAAGTGCTCTCTCTGGATTGGTGTCCCACCATGCACCAGACTTAGCCATTCTCAATCTTTGGTCAGAGAGATTGCTTAAAGATATGAGAGCTGATCTACGAACACCCCCAACAACCACGACCTCACCTGTTTTACAGACTATATCATGACACTCCATGGCATTTAACTTTCTGCCCTTGGCACCTCTAAACTTTTCTATAGTAAAATCAAATAAGTTTACTAATGGTTGAGGGCCACTGGCTCTACCACCGAATGTTTTCAATCGCTGTCCGGCAGATCGTATTCTGTTTACGTTAACCTTTGGTATCCTATTTGTATACAGATAAGATATTAAATCTCTAAATGCTCTTGCCCATCCCTCTTTGGAATCAGCCACAGAAATAACATCATCTGTATGTTCAAACTCTCTGTCTGGTATAGTAGGTAGTTTATCTACGTACTGTCTCTCAACAGAAAAGCCTACACCTGTACCATTCATTAGTATGTACAGCACTTCATCAAAAGAACGAGGGCTGTCTATAGGTACATACGAACAGTTGTACCCTGCTATGTTTTCTCTGCGTAGTGCTTCACCAGCGGTCATCAAAGCTCTCATGGATGGCATGACAGAAGTATTCAGTATAGCATCTTCTAATCTATCCCACGTGCTGTTTTCAAACTTCACCCCGATGTTTCTATCTACATGATCTGCAAAGAAATTAACCAATCTCTGCACAGTTTCAGACCACGTTTCTCTTCTACCCTCTTCAGGTTTCCATCTTGAGTATCGTGACATGTGTATAAATGACTGATACTCTGTAGGTAAAAAATTACTTTTCGCCATATTCAATCTCCAAAATCATTTCTAAATAATGTATTGCTTTGTGTATATCCCTTGCACCATCACCTTTTCTTCTATGCCTAGTAATGTATTTTAAAGCATTACCTTCACAGAAAGTCAAATTGTTCTCCATGATATAATCAATAGGCTGTATCTTACAATCCTTATAATGATTGCCACCCACTTGTTTATTACGAGCAGCAAGTTTCTGTATATCTGTTTTCTTAAAACCTTTCTCTTTCACAGTTTCTTTGATTGCATCATCCATCATACCCATGCTAATCATCCTTCCCTTCTGGTTGGAACTCGAACTGAATAACATTATCATTTTCTTTCTTATCCTGTTCAAGAATGAATGGCTGTTCCATATCTGGTTTACTAATTTTTGTGTCTCTGTATATTGCAAGTTGACCTCTCTCTAATAAATATTCTGGATCGTTTAAAATGGTTGCTGTAATTCCTCTCATGACTGTATAGCCATCAGTAACCTCTTTCTTTTCTGTACTATCATAGCACATAAAATCTGTAGCACCGTTAGGTTGATCTCTTATGATAATTACATAAGAACCTTTCGGTATCTTCTCTCCAAACTTTTTAAATATTTCTGCGTTATCAGACATCTAGCCACTCCTTTGGTAAAAATTTATCGCACCATTTTATTTCGTATCTATCACACCATCTACCATACGTTGTTTTAGAACCTTTGTACAGCTTTGAATTAGCATTGAGAAACAGAAATCGTATGTCTAATTCCGGTTGCTGTTTTCTAATGAGCAAGTGTTTACCTCTATCTGAAGCTGTAAACTGACCCTTCACTTCCACAAAGAATCCATACTTTTTCAAGTAAAAGTCTGGTGTGTAAGTGCACTCTTTAATATACTGTATAGGATGTTTCTCATACTCATACGCTATCTTCTTCTTCACCAATTGTTGTGCTACGTTCAGTTCAAAGTTCGATCTGAATCCGTGTGACTTCATACTCATAGTGTTCGTATGTCCTTCGGTGGATACATGTCAAATATCTCTGCCATCTCATCTCGTATAGCTCTCATAGTATGAGGTGATTTTCTTTCCATATCGTGCAACACATCCGTCCAATGCCCTATAAAAAAACAAACTAATGCACCTCTATCCAACAAAGATTTCATAACCGTCAAATCTTTTCTAAACAAAACCATTTTATCTTCAAACTGTACGTCAGGCCAGAAACCTGTATACATACTCCCATACTTCTCATCAACCATTATGTATGATTTTCTCACACGAATAGGTATTCTTCTGCTGTTATTTCGTATTTCCATAATCATTTCAGGCCCAGACAATTCATCCTCCGATTCTGGATAGGCAAAGTATACTCTATCGTTCATAAATATATCACTACGGTTGACGTTAGTTTGAAAGTATAAAGGCATTTATATTTCCCTTCTTGTAAGTTTACTGTACCAAACAGTCTTTGGATACTTTGCTGTAGAGCCTACTTTCTTATGCATGATAGCATCCGGCCAACACTTTCTTTTAAAATCACAAAAACCACAGATACTAGGCAGTAATCTGTTTCCTGTTTTCTTCTCCTGTTTGTACTCGTCTTTGTATGTCTCTGTTGTATCTGAAAAACAGCGTTTGAACTTCTCGCCAGATACCAGAGCATTTAAATTCTTCCGTGCAAGTTGTAGGAACTCTTTCCTATCTTCATCCTGTACAATTGGTGCCTCACAGACAGTCCACTCACCACTTGCTTTGTTTATAACTATCCACCCACCAAACTCCTTACCCACAGATTCGCTGTACAGGTAACCTTGTGTGATATAACCAAATACATCATCACTTTTAATTTTCTTATATCCTCCCATCTCACCAAACTTATGATCAAAAGCATACGGACTTGCTGACTTGATGTCCCACACTTTCCCATCTATAATTATATCTAACGTACCATTCACTTGATTCTTACCAAGTTTTAATTGTACTCGTTGCTGTTCTTCTTCTACATTTACACCTGCGGCTTTTAGAATCAGGATTGAGATAGCCTCGACCATATCACCAAATATAAATCTAAGAATAGCGTTATACTCAATGGCCTTTTCGACACCATCTCTTTCCATTTTCTGTTGGCAAAGTGGACGGCCTAAAGAGGACATGCGAGGCCTCCATTCATCAGAGGAAGGATTGAATTGCTTATGAATGGAAGCTACACACGCCTCTTTAAACTCGTCTACAAGTTTAGGATCTAACTCTACGCCCTCTTTCGAGACCTTACTGAGAAAACCCTGTACCTTTTGGATGATTGCACTATTCATTTACAACTGTGTCGTAGCTCTCTTTATCACCACGAGCATCTTCATGTTTTTTCATGATTGACTCGTTGTAACCCTTCACAGTTTCCATAAATTCATGCATTAGTTTATCATCCCCTTCAGTCCAATCAGCTATCTGCCCACGAGGCGTTAGCTCTGCTTGAAAATAGATGTTCCCACCTTTCTTTTTCCTTACAGAAGACAGCCCGATAGTCGTCAACCACATAGGTTGTTTTTGCTTATGCAGGCTTTTCAGACAGTCGCTTGTCGGAACGAAGTTCGCACCCTTTGCGTACCACACGCAGGGAATTTCTTTCTTCTCTACAGCCTTACCTTTTTTATCTTTAGCACCTTCTAAAGTGACAACACCGTAGATGTTTTGGTTGCACTTGACACTCTTCTGCAACACCCACTCTGGGCTGTCTTTTGGTAGAGACTCTAGCTCTGACTGTTCTAATCTGCCACACTTCAATCCTCCATCAGTGTCATAAAACTCACTGTTGAAAGACGGTGCTTGTACAGTCATAGATGAGAATTGACCTTCTTCATTATCCCATACTGAATATGAGTATGTTCTCATGAACGGTCTAATCGTAGCCTTCTCACCGTAAAATACACCTTCGTCAGTAGTCAGACTAAAATGTCCACGAGGTAGAGCATTGCCCTCCTCATCTTCTGACGCATGGTTTATTGATAGTCTAGCCAACCCTTTACTTTGTGCTGGCATATCTGCCGCCTGTCCAGTCAACTTCATCATATCGTCAATGGAAGCTGTTGATATCTTTTCAGGCAACTGTGTCTGCATCGTTGTTGTTTCGGTCATATTTGTAACACTCCTTTCTGGTCTAGCCAGTTATAACCAATTTTCAATTCGATTCCAATAGGCATATCATACTCTATGTCATACCTTCGTATACATTCAGACTTTATGGATAGCATTGCTGTCTTTAGTGCTTCTATCGCTAGCTCCTTTTCGGAGGGATAGACATCAAGTACGATGGAATCATGTACTGTATTGCAGATTCTACTCTTCATTTTATTCACTGTCAACATGTTTTTTAAATAAATTAATGCTATAGGTAGCAAATCCGCTGTGGCAAAGCCTTGCACGGGATAATTTTTTATGGAAGTTGAGTTTGTAACACCACCATGTCGCAGTCTATACGTGTTTTCAAATGCAAAATGTCGTCCATTTAATAAAGTGATTTGCTGTTCAGTTACAGCCTCGTTGCATAAGTCTTCGTGCCACTTGGTCACTCCTTTATACTTCTCTTTAAATGCTCTATAGTATTGCACTTGTTTTGGTGTACCCATCAGACCTCCATATAAAGGCTTGAACGTGTCAGCTTTTGCGTCCTGTCTGGACACTCCTAGTATGGATGCTGTATAGGCATGCACATCTACATCACTCTTCACATCTTCGTACACTTTCTGATCCTTTGATAAAAATCCTGCCACTCGAAACTCAAGCTGTGAGTAATCACCCTCCAAGATATAACCACCTTGC